CCCTTATTTAGTATTGGTGTAATATGGCTAGAGGTAACTTTAAGTCTAAGATAAGTATTGATACTAAAGAATCTAAAAGGATTATAAGAGAGCTTAAGAAGGTCGGTAAAACAGAAGTAGACTTTGGATGGATTAACGGTAAAAAGTACCCATCTAATGATCCTGCAACAGCTCGTAGAGGTGTCTATATCGCCTCTATTGCTTACATGAATGAGAAAGGTCATTACACTATTAACAATGATGGGGCTGTTATCTACACTCCTGCTCGTCCATATGTTCAACAGTCTTTACACAATGTAAGCTTCTTACCTGACTCTATGGTAAGGGTATTACTAAACGTGTTTAACGGTTTAGATTATAGACCTGTTCTTAACTTTATTGGACAAGACATGGTTGATAATATCAAGAAGTCTGTAGCTAAACAAAACTTCAAGAAGCTTCACCCTAAAACAATTAACATTAAGAAATCTTCTACCCAATGGGTCGATAGTGGAAGAATGTTAGACAATATTACATACAAAGTTACTTACAAGAAAGAAGGTGTTGAAAAACCTTATGATAGATTTTAAGGAGAGTAAACATGTCTAGAAATGGTGGTAAGGTTAGACTTGGTAAGAAACAATATACTGTTCTTAGGAATGTTGCAAGTCTATCTGGTAACTATGACAAATACGGAGAAGCTATTGAAGGTGGTTGGGAAACTATAACAATAACAGCTAACATTCAAGGAGCTTTAGTCTACAACAAAATGAGAATGACAAACGCAGGCGATGTATCAAAAGATACTATATCTGTAAGATCAAATCAAGACTTGTATAAGGCGAGAACTGGTGTAAATGGGGAAGCTCTTTTAGCTGATAGGATTTTCTATAAAGGGACTTATTGGGAAGTGAAAGAAGATATTGATTATAACAATTTAAGAACTTCTCATATTGAAGTCTTAGCTACTAGGTTGGATGAACAACCTTTTGACAGAGGTGCTTAATGGTTACAGGCAGTATTACTAATATTATACCTGCTTCAGAATTACCTGCAATGACAGAAGAAGAGTTACTAGCTAATGTAACTTTTGTTGTTGTAGATGGAACAGGAAAGATGAAGCAGATTGTAAGACCCGCTTTGTTCAACACTATAGGTTCCGTAGTGCAGAAAGGGGATACTGGTGCTACTGGTCCACAAGGTTTAACAGGTCCTCAAGGTCCTCAAGGTATACAGGGAATACAAGGTCCAATAGGAGCTACAGGACCACAAGGTCCTGCTGGAACTAACGGTGCTGCTGGTGCTCAAGGATTTGCTGGATGGACTCCTGTTGTAGCTATTGTACCAAGAGGTAGCGAACAAGTTATTCAAGTTGTAAACTGGACTAACCCTAACCCATCTGCTCCAAATAAACCTGCTTTCCCTGTTTATGCAACAGCTACAGGATTTAGCTCAAACATTGCTGATGCAATTAATGTTAAGGGCTCTAAAGGTGACACAGGAGCAACAGGATTAACTGGTACAGCAGGAACTAATGGGTCTAATGGTTGGTCTCCTGTTATCACTATTCAGGAGAACTCTGGGCTATCTTACTTCTACCTAAGTAATTGGATTGGTGGTTCTGGTACAGCTCCTACAACAACAGGTTTTATATCTTCAACAGGAATAACACCAACGCCTATAGCTGGAAGTGATATTGGTTCTCTTCCTCTTACAATCCCTTTCTCGGATGTTACAGATAAGCCGACAACATTGCCTGGTTACGGTATTACTAAGAGAAACGAGTCTGGTCAAGTGAAAGTTAACTATACAGGGTTAACTTTAAACAACTTCACAGCTAACGTATACAAAACATTCAATATCATTAGTGCTACAACAACTATATCAGGAAGTCCTACAACAACATACCCTCACAGTACACCGAACAGTTACTCAGGTGTGTTTGATGGAACAAGGGGTACTTCACCTAATGGTAGATTAATAGAAAACCCTATTGGTGGTCAAGTACATGCTTGGAGAATTCAAGGTTCATATTCTGGTAAGTCTACAGGCGGTTCTGGTGTTGAGTTATTGTATCTAAGATTAAGAAACCCTGTAAGTGGATTCCAGATTACTAAAGCTATTGTTATGCCTAATGGTTTAGCAGCTACAGCAGTATATGAAGAAATCATCACTATAGCTGATGATGCAAGTATTCCTTCTCCTAACGGCTATATTTTAGAAGTTGCTTCCTCAGTAACAGATGCAGGATTAACTGTACAACTTGATAACATCACAAGAATCTCTTATGCAGTAGAGATTAACAGCTAGTTCTGCTGTTAAAGACTAACCCATATTTAGGAATTAATAATGGCTTTAAACAATTTAATTAATGACATTGTGAACGTACAAATTCGTAATGTCACAAGCAACACATACTCAAGAGATTTAAATACAATTCTAGTGTTAGCAAAACATGATGTATTCACTGCTCCTGAAATTTATCGTGTATATCAAGACTCACCTCAGATGTCTGAAGACGGCTTTGATATTAACTCATATGCTTACAATGCTGTACGTGTTATTTTCTCACAAGAGATTACCCCAGTCAATGTAGTAGTTGGTCGTGTGCCTACAACCTCAGTTGACCCTGCTGACTATATTACAGCCTTCAATCAAATGTTAATGGTTTCACAAGGTTGGTTATGGTTAATTAGTGATCTTCGTGATGTAGCTACTCAAGTAACTTTAGCAGGTTTAGTACAAGCTGAAGATAAGATGTACTTAGCGGCAACACATGAGGCAGGAGCTTTAGTAGAAGCCACAACTACAGACTTAGCTAATCAGATCAAAGCTCTCAGCTACTCTAATGTAGCTTGTTGGTATGATGTAGCATTAGATACTGATCCTAACTACAGTGAAGCAGCTTTAGTTGGTCGTTGTGCTAATGGTATTGCAGGAACAGTTAACTTCCTTAATAAGCGTCTTGTTGGTGTTACAGTTCCAAGTACATTAACAGATAAGAATGTTTACACTATCTTAAAGAATAAAGGTTATACATTTGCTGCTAACTTAGAACAAACTGTACGTTCTTCAGGTTCTTCTAAGACGGGTAGTGGTGAATGGATTGATGCTGTTTTAGCTGTTCTTTGGTTGAAAGTTAATATTCGTGAGCGTGTGTTTGCTGTTATTGCAAACAGTGAAAAACTTCCGTATGAGACAGAAGGCGCTGCTGCTATCGAAGCAGAAATTCGTTCTGTTATCTCAGAAGGTCAAGGATATAACATTATTGCAGATGATACACCAATCAGCGTAACAACACCTAACGTACTTGATTTAACTCCTGCTCAGCGTAATACACGTATCCTACCTAACGTAAGATTCTCTTGTCGTTTGTCTGGTGCAATTAACGGAACAGTAATCAATGGAGAAGTGTACGCTTAATTGTGTACACTCTTTTATAATAATAAAGGAATAATAAATGGCTACTAAAACTAGAACAGGTATTTACGATTTTAGTCAAGTATTACTGTTAATCAAACACAAGAAGTTTCCAGCAGGTCAAATTAACGTAGATGGTTTTATGCCTGATACAGAAATTACAGTTGAACGTGATGATCCTCGTTGGGTTCGTAATGGTAGTGGTGATGGTAAGGCAACTACGTTTGTTCGTAATCCCGATAACTCAGGTACGATTACTTTCATGCTAAACCAATCAACAGACTCATTAGATAAGATGAACGCTATCTGTCGATTCAGTGATACTAATCGTACATTGGATATCTTATTTGAAACTACTTTAGTTGATAAGAGTTCACGTACAATCTACTTCTCCCCTGAGTCTTTAGCTTCTTCTCCTAACAGTGTTTCTTTTGGTGCTACAGAGAGTGGTAGAGAGTTTACAATTGTGTGTGGTGACTTACAAGAGTCTTTAGGTGGTAGTTCTCGTATCCCACAAGATACATTAGCTATTCTAAATGCTTTCCAGATCAATGTAGACGAATCTTGGACAGTACTGATCTAAAGTTAAATATATTACGAGGTATGAATGTCAAAAGTTAATTTGATAGACCCATCTGAACTAAAGCTTAATATTATGGGTGTAAATGTCACAGGGTTTACAAAAGGAACATTTGTCACAGTATCTCGTAATGATCCTGTCTTTACACAAAAGAGAAGTTTAAAGGGTAGAACACAAGTTAGAAAAAACTCAACTTCTTTCTACACATTTAAATTTGTTCTTGATAGTGGTGTTTCTAGTAATAGCTGGATTCACCTTATTTATCAAATGCAATCAACTTATGGAATAGCTTTTCCTGTCCCTATCCTCTTTAAAGATAAGATGGGTACAAGTACATTCTTCTGTAAAGCAGGTTATTTTCAAGAACCAGATGCTTCTTTTGGTAATGATAACACAACAAGAGAATGGACATTAGTTTGCAATAACGTATCTCATGTTATTGGAAGCAATCAACAAGACAATGAAATAGCTACTGTGCTGTCTACAATATCAAAAGCAATTAGTGCAGCAGGAGCTTTAGGAATTAACATTGATCAGTTTGTTGATTCTACTTTAACTTCTGTCAACAACTTAATATCTGGAGGAGAATAATGGCTTTATTAGACACCATTCAGAATCTAACAGGTATTACAACTTACGATGCTTCAGATAGTGAAGTAATTGTAGCGAATAAACCATTAAAAGATTTTACAAGAGTTGTTATTACAACATCAGAAACAAGTAAGTTAGAATCAGGAGTTGATCCTAGCTATCAAGTTCCTGTTTCAGTAGTTGGTACAACTAAGATTTCTATTAGTCTTTTACCTAACAGCGAAGATGTGGATTTCTTAGAGAGATTAGAAGATTACATTCAAAAGAGTGGAGGTTATTTTCAGATAACAATCTCTAATAGTGGTAAGTACAGAGGTACTTATAGTTGTTATTTTGAGAAAGCTTCTGATGTAGTTGTGGACGTAGAACCAGATGATGAAGTATTTGAATTTGGTGCAGTAAGAGAGGATAGAGGACTTTCATCAAGGTCTTTATTTAGAAATGTACAAAGAGAGAGTTTTCCTCTTTCAGTTGGTACATCTTTATCTAATTTAAATTAAATATTGGAGAGAAAAATGTTATTAAACCCTGAGATTATTGACATCGATGGTGAACGTATTGTTAAGTATGAAGGTAAGACATATCGAATTAAACTGTTCACAGGACGCAATAACTACCGTGTGTTAACGAAGCTAACTAAGTATGGTAGTAACCTATTCGGAGGAGTTTTACGAGGCGTAGCTGCTTCTGAGGAAGACGTAGACCTAATGTCAATCGCTATTGCAGGGAGTTTACAAGATGCGTTCAGTACAATTGATGATCCTGCTTTAGAGACATTTGTTTGTGAAGAGTTAGTTTCTAACATTTTCTCTGGACAAGATAAGTTTGACTGGGATAGTGAATTTAAGGGTAAAAACATTATTGTTTGTTTCGACCTTCTTCGTCAAGTTATTCAATACAACTTTGCCCCTGTTTTTCAGGAACTCGGTATCAATGCACTCTTCGCCAAAAAGGAAGCAGTAGAGTAGTTGAATCGAGGGTAAATAACAGAGAGTTTACCAAGCTCCAAGAAAACCTTTCTCTCCCTACAGAATGGATTACTATTCTAGCAGAAGAAAAACCCCCACTATCTCTTTATGAGTTAGCTCACACAGCAACAATACATGATGTTTATGATGCTTTAGAGCTTATAGAATTTAATAAATATTTAAGTATAGAACAACAAAATCTACAAGAAGAATAAGAGGTGTCTTTGAATGAATAAGAAGATTGCAAGTTTATTTGCATCTGTTGGTTTTGATATTGACACCACTGATTTAACTAAATTAGATGGAATCTTAAAAACAATACGTGGTAATACAGCTAACTTATCACGTAACTTGAGAACCGTAAACTCTCAATTAAACACTACAACAAGTAGAATGAGAAGTTTAGCAAAGTCTGCTGAAGCTGTATCTAAGTTTAATAACTTAGGTGGTAAGTATGTAAGTTTATCTTTGAAGGTAAAAGACGCTGAAACAGCAGTTGCTAGATTTGGCAGAGTCTTAGGTTTAGTTGAACCAAGATTAGATAGTACAAACTTTAGACTGTCTACAGTAACACGTTCTTATATGAACTTAGCTGCTGCTGTAAGAAGTGCTAACTCCGCTATCAGTCAAACTCCATCTAAAGCTCCAAGACCTGTAACAAGTGGTGGATATGTTTCAGGTGGTAGTAGAACTTCTCAAAGTGGTTCTAATGTACAAAGTGGTTTCTTAGCAGGTTTAGCAGCTACAGCTAGTAGATTTACTCCTACTGGTTTAGTTGGTGGTACAGCTTTAACGTCTGCTGCTGTTGGGTTAAACGAAGTTCGTAAAGCTGGTCAAGATCAGCAACGAATGGAAAACTTGCTCTTATTCTCAACTAAGTCACAGGAAGAATATGCGAGAAGTTTAGAGTTTGTTAGAAAAGAATCTTTACGTTTAGGTTTGAATTCTGTTGAACTAGGTAAAGCTTTTGCTCAAGTAAACTTAAGTGCTAGGGAGAAGCTAACAGAAACACAACGCAGAGGGTTGTTTACAAACTTATCTGAATACATAGCTGTAACTGGGGCAGGTCAAGAAGATCAAAAACTCATCTTCAAAGCTATTAACCAAATGTTCTCTCTTGGACGTATTCAAGCTGAAGAACTTAACCAGTTAACAGAACGTGGTGTACCTAGACAATTAATCTACGAAGTAGCTAAAGAAGTTTATAAGGTAAATTCTACAGAAGATGTATTGAAGTTACAAGAGAAAGGTAAACTCGATCCTGCAAAACTCTTACCTACAGTGTTTGAAAGATTTGCAAAACAAGCGAGAGATTCTGGAGCTTTTGATAAAGCACAAGGTTCTTCTATATTAGCTCAAAACAGATTCATGGAGACTTTACGTCAAACATCTGCTGCTATTTTAGATGCAGGACTAGATAAAGCCTTAGCGACTTTCTTCAATGTTTTAAATGCTGGTGTTCCTCAGTTGTTAACCTTATTTAAAGGTCTTACTGGCGTAGCTAAAGGTTTGAGTGAGATTGTTAAACTTGTTTGGGAAGCTGTTGGAGCATGGGGAGCTTGGATTGGTCAGAACGCTAAAACTGTTGGTTTCTTAAGTTTCCTTGTCGGACTATTTGCAGTTCTTACAGCTAAAGTCACTGGAGCTACATTATCTTTTGGTATCTTAGGTAAGGTGTTAGCAACAATTGGTAAACGTGCCCCTATTTTAGTTTTACTACTAGCTTTATTCTACTTATTCAAAGAGTATGACAAATACTTGAAAGGTGGTGATACATGGATGCAAGGGTTTGCTGATTGGATGATCTATCTTGCAGAGACAGCTAGACTTTGGAAGGAAGAGACAATTGGTGCATTTAATGCTGTAAAAGAGCTTAGATTTGGGGATGTAGCAAATAATAGTGCAGCGTCACCTCTAGTGCCTACAAGAAATTTTAAGAGTCTTTTATCGGAAGGGATTTTACAATTTTCTAACCTCTTTAGTTCTGATAATACTATTCCTGACAAGTCAAATAGTCTTAATAATGTCATACCTTCTAATTATTCTAACAGGGGACAGAACAGTGGTGGTCAATTATTGACAGCAGAGGTTATGCTTCCAGTAGTCATTCAAGATAAGTTTGGGAGAACTACAGACAAGCAAAATATCCCAACAAACGTAAGTATAGTCAACACTGGTGGGTTGCTGTTAGGGTAATAAATATGATTTATACATTATACTTAGTTGATGATAACAACAATGTAACAGAAACAATATCGTTAGACGTTATCAGCAGCTTTGGTGAAGACTATTCAAGTAACATTGCTCAAAACAGTGTAGAGAATGGTTATGTCATCTCAGATTCAATTAGTTTGAGTAACCCTAAGTTTAACATTAGTGGTGTAATCACTGATACTAAGTTTAGGGTTAGAGATCAGCTTGTTGTTTTTGATGGAAATACATTTGTAAAAGTTTCTGGTGGTAATAGAGAACAAGTTACTCAGATATCTGACGATGAGTTTGCTGAAACAGTTAAAGCTAGATTATTGAAACTTTGGGAAAATAAAGAAATCTTTGGTATTCTTGAATCTAAAGATATCAATAACATTAAAGGTACACAAGTTAGAAGTATTTTCCCTTGTGCCTTATCCAACTTAAGCTTTGAAAAGTCTGACGCTGCTTCAGCTATCTACCCTCGAATGTCAATCGAGAAGATTAGATATGCCGTTGTTACATTTACAACAGTTAAAGATCCTACACCAGAGTTAGTACCTAAGTATCAAGAAAGTGTGGCTGCTCAATCCAAATCGTCCACATCTTCAGCTTCATCTAGTACAGATTCAGTATCTTCTGACTTAAAGAATGCAGATGCTCAGGCTAAAAGTGTAGTTGAGAATGCTACGAAAGGTACTGGAGGAACTACTGACGCCGTTAAAAGAGATAACATTGTTAACTTGAATAAGACAGCTCAAGCCAACTCTCAGTCTTGGTTTAATGGTTTAGGTAAAGACGGTAGAACTGCTGCTATCGCTCAATATGGATCAGAGAATGCAGCTAAAGCTGCGTATGGTTCTAAAAACTTTGCAGGTTTATTAGAAGCCAATGGTTACTCTAAAGGTGCTGCAACTTATGAACCTAGATAAGAAGGATGTTCAATGAGTATTAACTTTGAAGTATTTACAACAAACGTATTCTTGTTAGACATCCCTTCTTATACAACAACTATTACTTTGGAAGGGCAGACATTGAAGCTTTCCTTCCTTTGGAATAGTAGGTTAAATAAAAGAACATTGTCAATAACAAGTAGTACAGATGTTGTGTATCTACAGACAACAACACTTTATCCAGATGAAGATTATGAATTAAATTCAAATGCTGTTTTTGATGACTTACCTTATAAGGTTGTTTTACAGAAAACTACAGCAGCTAATAAATCTGGAAATATTTACAATTGGTCTAATGATTTTATCCTGTGTTTTTACAGAACAGTGGATGTTGTTGAACAGTAATTTAAGGAGACATTACATTGTTTGGTGTAACAAATAAAGATATTCAATTTGGTAGACAATGTAGTGTAATCTTCGACAATTATACAACAGGTGAGTCTATCTTAATCAATGACTATTCTAGGTTATTTGATGAGAATGGTAAAAGACTTGAAATGCTTAGAGTAGCTTTTGAGTTTACTAAGAGTCTAGATGAAAATACAAACTGGTCTAGTGGTGTAGTGAAGATTTATGGACTAACCTTAGATACATTTAACAGCTTAGGTGACTATCTTGAAACAGAGGTTGAGGTTCAAGTGGGTTATGAATACTCAACTAGTAGGAAACTTAATAAATTGTTTAGAGCTGTTTTAATTGATAAGTCTTATGAATATGCTGACGGAAGTTCAGTAGCAACATTCAATGTAAGATCATATTTCTTCTCAGCTTCTTCTGCATCTGTTGATGGAAGAAGTAGAAAACTCTCTTTGACCTTCCCAGAAAAGACTTATTTCTTAGATGCAATTAGTCAATTAACAAGTAAGACAGAATTTAACGGTTTTGAGTTTGATTTAGCTCCTATTCAAAAAGCTTATCCAACTGAAGCTAACAGAATTGCAAACTACATTCAGAGTTGGAGATTCCCTTATGGAAAATCTTACTACGGAACTCCTAAAGATATTATAGCATCTATTTGTTATGAGTATGGGTTAGGGTATGTAGTTGACAATGAAAACACTGTAGTCCTTTTCTTTACAGAACTTGGTGCGCAAAAACATCTTAATAATCTATTAGGTGGAGAAATAACACACCCTGCCTCTGTTGGTGCTGCTAGTGAAGTAGATTTTAACTTTAGAAATAGTACATCATCTATTCTTCTGAACGGTGACACAGGATTACTTGGATTACCAACAGTGAAAACTAAAGTTGTTACGAAGTCTTATAATGCTGCTGTTGAAGCCTCTGAAAAAGTCTTCTCTAAAAAACCTATTAAAGTTGTGACAAACAAAAAAGGTGAAGTTGTTAAGGACAAGAAGACAGGGAAGATTAAAACTAAGACACCTAAAACTAAGAAGGTTTTAAGACGTAGCGTAGAAGCCATCTGTCAGATCAATACAGCGATAGAACCTCAAGGGTATGTCACACTAGGTCTTAGTAATGATAACGACCTTGCTGGGGACTACAGAGTGCGTACAGTGGTTGTTAACGGTGACACAGAGGATGGTGGTTGGACAATGGCTTTATCTTTAGAAGGAGAGTGGTAGTATTACTACACATTAGTTATGGCTGAAACTATTTATTTAGAACCAATATTAAAAAACTTCTTCTCCGATAAAGTTTCCGAAATGAACATCTGCCTTCCTGCTCGTGTTGAGAATGTGCAGAACCTTAAAGAAGGTAGAATTGATGTTAAACCACTTTACATTCCTAGATATTTAGATGGGACTTATGAAGAGCTTCCTTTAATTAAGAATGCTGCTGTGGTTTTTCCATCTTGTAATAGTAGTGGAATGGTTTTCTCCT